GGCCGCAGAAGAAAGAATAATTCATAGCTCTCGCTATGAATCTTCGGTAAAACTTCCGAGGGATTAAGCAAGAGCTTAGGGCGCAAAACCTCTATCTACGCTAGAGGGGCGTTCGGCAATAAACAAGTCAAAGACTTACCCTATTTTTGTGAAGTCGTAACCTCACTTACTTCAAATGGCTCCCGCAGGCGTTGTACTATATTTGTACAATCGGGGAACACAATTGAAGTAAAAGAATGTGAAATCTGGAGCAACAGAAAAATAACGTCTAATAATGACGTCTTTGACTGCATCATCTCCATGAGATCTACTTGGATAAGTGATCAAATTCACAATCACAGAACCGGCTGTAGTTGCATAACCATCATCGTCTTCTTTAGACGTTGATGGTGAAGTAGAAGTAAATCGAGTGTTTGCTTTATAAGGCACACAAATAGATTTTCCTTCAACGCAACTTGTAGACATAATGGAAATACCACTATTATCCACTGAATTGGCAAAGTTTCTATTCCAGTATGGCGCTACACTCTCGTATTGAGCTACACTGTTCAAAGATAATCCTGCTGCTACAGCAAAAATATCATCATTAGCCACTCTACCAGAATTGGTTCTGGGTGGTTTCATAGAATAGGAGATCGTAATAGCTGGTCTCCTATCTACTTGAGACTTTGAATAAGCCTCATAATGCCAGATAAATCCTCCTCTGAATCCCTTGTAACAAGGACACAGAATTTGAAATGGTGTATTTTGAGCCCAAGTACAGGGAGCGTCAGCTCCCACACCGAGTGAAGAAGCATCAAACTGTGAATTGGGATCAAAGCCATTCATTGGAGGATATATGGCACGTGAAAATGAAACCACGTACAATTCGTCCGTAGCAATCGGCTCTCGAGAAGAAACCAAAGGCTCGGTCGGATATGCACGTCGCAACAAGTTCCGATATGAACGTACCGCCTCACCAAAATAAACATCATATTGGCGAGCCTCTTCTGTAGGAATTGTACCTGTAATAGATATTTCTTCCCCAGATTGAGGCGCAAACCATGAATACGAAGTGTCTAATTGGGTTTGAGGGTTAGCAAATTCAATATTATCCGCAGCCCGAACAAAGACTAGCATTTGAATGCTTGAAGTTGCTTCAGGAGCAGATAGCGAGTTCATAATAGATACTACCAAATTGCCGTTGGTATATTCTTTGTTATATAAACTCGTAAAAGTATCGCCCTTCACATAATAAGAAGGTGTCGGGCCTGGTTGAATAAGCGCTAGAAATCTCTGCGCTTGATGATATGGAATACGCACTTCTACATCTGTTTCCATGGAAAGATCAACGATCCGCGAAAAGACAGCTGGAGTAAAAGTACTTCCTCCATATAATGTATCAATAGGATCCCAAGCAATTCGGACACGTCCACAATGATATTTTGAAGAGATGAATTTGAATCTAAAGATCATATCACCTCGCCAATTACCAAACATTGTGGCACCAATCGAACAGGGTGTTAAACCAAGTTCATGTCCATTGGTTGCGTTGGTTTCATAATTGATCAAATTTGGAGTTACTGCACAGTAAAATAAGTCAACACCTGGGGAATCAGTTGTCGCCCATTCAACTTTGGTAAGCATAGCCTCCCGACCAGAAATGTAAACAATTGATAATTCATCAACATCTGATAAACCCACAGTACGTGGATCAACAGACAATTCACATTTCGGATCGAGTGTCATCTTATCAGCTGGAACTCCAATTTCAGCACTTGCTAGTGCATGGTAATTAGCAATCCTAACAGGTTTAACATCATCAATCACTGGTGGATTGGTATACCCAAAAAGGGCACCAATTTTACCTATTGCTCTAGCTCCTATTACAGTAGCTTTGGCAAAAGGACCAATGACTGGTACTGATGAAAGCTTCTCAGCAACGGCGGCAACTGTCGATGAAATATTCGACACAGGCCGAGCCATATACTCATCAACAGCGCCTGATTGCACTGCCAGCTTCAAAGTGGGACCTGATAGCTTTACATCTTCAGCCCAAGCAAAAACTTGAACCGTAATTGTATTGCCAACTGAACCATTTGCAGAAGCCAACTGAGCTACCTCAGAAAGACGCAAATAACCCATATAGGTTAAATCATTAGCACTAGTCAAGTCCAACCATTCTTGATGATAAAAGAATGGTAAGGACATCTCACCACCACGTGAATCAGCTGCAGTGATAAACACATGGGGTTGAGTTGTTAATTGAGTCAAATCAATCAAATCCGGTGGCACAGAAGGAGAAATTTGTCCACCATATCCTGTAATCAGCGGTTCATAAGAAGCTACAAGAGCTCCGTATAAAAATGGTGAAGAGTTGATCATAATCTTAATTTTCAAAGTACAGTTGATAAAAGCATAATTATCAACTTTCTTCTTAATCACGGGATTATTGAAAAACAAAATCCAAGGTGTTAGTCCCAATGAAGCATACGTAGTACCTACGGTCCACGTACTCTCATCAATAAGGACAGGTCTGCGAAGAAAATCCGCTAGCTCACCTTGATTGATCATATCACCACTTGCTAGTAAGGATGGAGTAGAAACAATATCATGTGTTTCTGGAGCCACCATATCAGTAAATTGAGTGACTTGGTGCTGATCATGATCAGAGCCCACAACAATATCTGGTGAAGGTCCATCTAATCCTTTCGTCAAAAGATTAGTAGTACGTTCAATAGATGAAGCGGAAGTTGAATCACGAACGCCGTAGGGTGCATCATTATTTTGATGCGATTTTTCAGTAGAAGAAGAAGCAGGTTATTATGTCGGATATGCGTAAACCCATAAGCACATCCCTATCAGGAAACCTAGTTATCCTATATTTATTGTGAGCCGAACAATCTAGGAATAGGTTTAAATAAACCTGCTCACTTGCTAGAGGGATTGACTCTGCCACACCGACACCTGAAATCTAAGTGGTGGTAGTCCCCCTACATGGTAAACCTTTTAGCTTTTCCTCACTGGGCGGTTATCAAATACCCGTGTTTAGAAAATTTCATTTGTAAACCAAAATCTACTTTCTAAAAGGTTTCGAAGCCTCATCATACCTACTAAGTAAATCCTCATACTTGGGAATGCTAGAAAGCACCTCCTCCCGAGTATATTTCTTTGTGCTTAATAAAATATCTTTAAAACGTTCACACCTGTCTTCAAAAACATCACTTCCATACCAAAAATACTCCTCTAAAGCAGTATTTATAATGGTCAGCATATGATAATGAGGAACATATGAAGCAGATTGCACACACATTGTGAGCATTTTCGCGATAGAATCGTGTTCTAAAGGTCCAACAATTCCACCTATATGCTCGTCATATCGAAATGTTCTTTTTAAAAACGATGCTTCGAATAAAGATATAAATGGTTTCGATTCGGCTTCCTTGTCTGCCATAGTGTAAACAATATCACTCTGAGACAGAACACATTGGATTGCCGTGTGATTAAACCACGTTGCAGATGAAGATACTGTCATAATATTATCATCTCCATACGTGATCAATTTTACGTTCCTCTTAAAAGAGCGAACCTCACACTTTGGATTTAATTGTATATACGCATAACGCATATACAAAGAGTTAACAAGTGAGTTCAAAACAGTTGTTAAAGGGTGTCCCGAAGGGTTGGAGCCATGAAACATAACTAGTTCACCAAAATAATCTTGATTCGAAAAACAAGTATCGTGAGCTATACACTCAATGGCTCTCAATTCACTCTTCGTATATCCTGCTTTGGCACACACTTCTCTTATGATTTTGAAGGCGGCCAGAGTGAATATTGGAGACATGCGTTTGTCAAAAGAAGCATAGTCTCCAGCAACAGTCTGATCTATAGGATTAGTTGCTAAATGATTATATAACAACTCCCACTCTTTCGACTGTGCTTGACATCCAATAGCTGTTTCAAACAATAACTTATTGCGTTGCATCACTCTTATAAATGGTAGTAACAATTTACGTGTTACCAACAGAAAATCGAGTGGTGCAGCTGCAAAAACTCTTGTTTTGCCAGCTTTCACCTTCTCCAAGGGTAAAGCTTCATCCTTTAACGTAGCTATAAAAACAGGACGATACCTACACCCAGAAACGTACTTGTGTTCTATATCTTCGATACGATCAAGTACGTCCTGAGTTACAGTTACTCTGTCTCCATTGAGATAGCGCAATAAAGGTCGTTTGGAATGTCTCCAAGGATAACCAGCAGATGTTCCACGTTTTATTCCATCCAAATACTGAACACCGTCTACACCATTTATTGCATCATCGAGACACAATGGTGTTATTAATGATAATTCAGAGGAAGGCAAACCGGATAAAATATCGTGGAGAAATCTATTAGCAACTTCATCTACCAAACGTGAATTTATATTCTCGCTAGGTGTAACTAATTTTGCTAATGCTTGCTGAGTAGGGCGGTACCCCTGCATAACAGGAGCCCCCGTCTTAATCTCGATCGCAAACTTACCATCACCCTTGGTTTTGTCCACAATAGTTTGGGCTAATAACGTTGATGCCACACGAGATCTCGTAGGCACATAAGATTTTAGCCCACCATATACACTAGCATGGCCTTCAACGAAATTAATCGGTGATTTCATATGTATAGGCATTAACCTTTGTGGTTTTCCTGTTTTAGTTGTTAAAACTGGAGGAGCATCCTGTATTGTAAAAAGAGAGTCAAATTGGACCATAAGTCGCTTCAATTTACTCTGACAAACAGATACAGCTAGCATCTTGCCTATATCATGTTTAAATCCGACATGTAAACCCAAAGGAATACATCTACCGTCATAAACACCTACATATAGACCACCACATTCTCCTCGAATTGTAACGTAATCGTCAGGAACTCCAGAAACTATTTGAGTATGAATCGAAAGATCCATATCTAGACCACGAACGTATTCAGGGCGTGTAATCATACTCCTAACAAGTCTACTCGTTTCCAAACCAGAAACATAATCTCTGGTAATAAAATGACCTATAGTCATATTTAAACTTTTTGACTTGTTAATAATACGATCGTAAATTCCTTTCCTTGGAGGTAAGGAACGCACACAAAACACAGCAATATCATTCTTTTTGTCTAGTTTTACATCATTGGGATTGTAAACAAATGTAGATCTGTTTCCAATCGGATCAGAAACACCTGACATTGATACCTCTATCTCCTCCACTTCATGAAGAAAATAGTGAGCATTTGTCATATATAACTGTCCACCAAGTGCTACGCACTGGCCCATAACGTACTTACCATCTTTAAGAATGAGCTTCATTGCAAAGACCTGCCTTGCAATGAGTCTTAACTGGTCATCAATAGTTAAACATTTAGATGATTTCAAAGCTGGAGGTAAATCATCCGTAGCTAATTCATGTGTAGGCTTATTGTGCCAAATATTTGGACTTTCATTAAGAACCTTAACAGGTTCTGTCGAAAATAGGCTACCTTGAATAGCAGTGTTCTTCCGTCTTGCAAATTTATAAATGCAAATAATTGGAATAACAATTGCAAGCATATACAAAATGGATTTAGATGAGCCCGAGGGCGTTAACAAAGAACGCACTCGACCCACACTATTTCTCAATATATATCCTTGCAAATGGCGGCGAAATCGCCTAATGCGCAAACCGAAGAAACTAGCACTATATGAAATAGGACCATAATTTTTATGTTCCAATATTCCGAAAATAGTTTCTAAGGTTATACACAAACTCAAAAATACAAAAAGTGAGTAAGCATAAACACCATATGAAATGGTTGCCGCTACAAAACCTGATTGTATAGTAGCGCATGAGCACTCACTTTTACCGCACTTATCGCAAGTTCCACATATACACTCTAGACGAGCACAGTGTTCACACATAAATGTAGCACCATACTTACTAGATAAATTAGTTATTGCATCACATCTAGCGTAATACAATTCAATTTCTCCAGCATACCAATCTAAAAATTTATGAATATTCGAAGTTTCAAAAATTTTCACATAATTGGCCGTTACTCTAGAGGTATTAGCAACTTTCTTACCGGGCATAGGTTTTTCTACGACAATATTCCAAAGATCATCGTATCCCACGCCTTCTGGAATTAGATCTCTATCTAACATACCAGGGCTCTTTTTTGATTGATACTCATCCTTAACAGATAAAACAATCGTATACTCAAAACGTCTCTGCACAGCGAAAGGGCAGGAAAACCAATATTGAGCATTAAGATCCTTTGTATTAGTAGATCCAAGAAATAATCTAGGACGAACAGGTACGGTACCCTTGCCCTCGATCTGAGCTTGCTCAGGAATAAAGGCAACGGTATTATTAATCCTAATAATTTCATCTAATGTTTCATCACTAGATGCTTTAGAAGGAAGAGCGACAGCAATATCATCCATAGATATACACCATTGAGCAGTTGTAAAACCGCTCCAATATTTATCTGATACTACTCGCTCATAATGATACTTGTCTTCAAACGACAATGGTTTTCCAATATGTGTACTTATCTTGGCAAAATGCTGAAATAAGATCTTGGAAAAAGACGATTTTCCAATATTAGAAGAACCATAAGTCAATATAGACATGGGTGGAGGTCTGGTGGCTTGCGCCGCCTGAGTTAATTGTAAATTGCGTTGTATCTCACGCAATTCTTTAACTCTATTAACCAATATCTGCTGTTCATATTTCCCCATTAATTCGGGAACAGACATATATCGCATAGCAAGATCAATAGTCTCTTTGAGTTTCATTTCAAACGCTCTAATATTAAAATCTTGTGACGGATTTTTAACAATTTGAGACGCATCAATTAACTCAAGATAATCTTGATTCCACTTCCGAATTTTATCGTCTTTGAACAACAGATGGTTAATATCACCCGTATGCCAATACGCTTTTCCATTTTCTAATGCAAACTCTAACAACTTTAGTAATGAAATTAACATCTCAGAACCAAAGTGAATTGGGTTTTTCGATAAAAGATGAGAGTAATCTCTCACCCGTTTTTCATTAGTTGTAGGATTTACATTTAAAAATGAAAAAGCTGAAAAGGAAATAAGGTATGAAAGCGCTTCACGAATACGAAGAGCTAGCTCAGATTTCCCAACAGCTTCATAACCACTTATGATGTGTCTGATAGTCTCAGAAACACCAGACTGGATAGAAACTCCTGAAAATATCTGTCGCAAAGTTGCAACAAATGAAGAAGTCAACGTATAATCAATTATTGATTTCTTGACAATATGTTTAAATGCATGTAAACATGCACTAACAATGTCCTCAATAGTAGTAGATCTATAAAGATCCCAATACAAGAGAACAAAATTCTCAAGAAGATCACAAAATTGATTAACGTCAAAACCATTCTTAAAAAAGGATGGTTTCAACAATTTTGCGCGAATTAAAGCCAAGTGATATTGAAAATCTTTCATATAAGATTCAAAAGCACCTAACTCGCTTTCATCACTCTTTGTAGAGTGATCTGCCCAGTTTTGATAGCTGGGGTCCCTATCCGAAGGCGTTATCTCCGGTTCGCTCCCTATTGATGCTGATTGATTCGTCATAATGGGAAAAGAGGGGGGGGTAGACCATAGTTTACGTCCAGGCAGACGTACTGTTTCTACAGCAAATATCTATTATCAGAGTGGAAATAGAAAAACACCCATGGAAGCAACATGGAAGATTTGAATATAGTATTTATATTTACTATAATCAAAACCTGAATAGCGTTGATCACGGTGGCGCCCGTAGGGATTTATACCTTGCAGATACCATTACAGGGGTCGTGCACTTAATCAGATAAAGATCATAATAAATATAGACAATATATTCAAATCTCAGCTTTCTTTATTTTGTTTTTGGGCTAATGTCTAAATCATAATGACGAAGTCATAATGACTACAATATATAACCGACTATTATATATCGTGCTAACTCATAGCAATACCAAAACATAGATAATGCAAAGTACTTAATACATGTACATCATCTACAAGAAAAATGAAGAATGTTAGGCAGCCGAATACGTACATCATGTGGTATGAGCACATGTACATACGCACTGCTACTCTAACCAACTTATTTTGCAGATTTGGAAACTATAAGGGTATAAAACCCTGGCCTAGCAAGCCGAAACAATATGCATACATGTGTCTAATAGACACATGTA